GGTGTAGATATTGTCACTTGATTTAATAAAACAATATCTTGTTGGAATTGGATTTAATGTAGATTCAGAATCTTTAGAAAATGCTAAACAATCAATGACAAAAGTAGAAGATAAAATAGGAAAATTTAATGATAATAGTAACAAAGGCTTTTCAAAGACAAATGATTCAATGAAAAGTCTTTTTTCATTGATAAATTCATCAGGATCTACTTTAGGTAAAATGTTTCCTGGAATGCAAGGACCATTTAAAAACCTTATAAAGGATATATGTTTAGTTAAAAAAATGTACGATGATTTATCTAAAGAAAAAATAACTACTAAAGTAGAGTTATCTAAAGAAAAGGATAAAAGTATTAATAAAAATAAGGATGCTTTTAAAGATAAAAAAGGGAAAAGTCATGATTGCAAAGAATGGTGTTTTAAACCTGAAGATAAAAATATAGTTAATGCTAAAAAAAATTTAAAAGATTTAAAAAAAAATGCAGCTGACAACTTTCAAGTAGTTGAAAATTCAGCTGCATCTTTAAGTAAAAATGGTGCAAAATCTATATTAAATTTTTCTAATGTAAGTGCATCATCTATTGGTATAGTTATTGCTTCTATGGTAGCTTTGGCAGTATCAACTAAAAAAATAATATCTTATTTAGGAGATTTAGCTCAACAAGATATTAAATTTGAAAAACTAAGTAGGCAACTTTGGACAACCAAAGAAAATGCTAAAGAAGTTGATATGGCTTTAAGTACATTAGGTGCTGATTTAAATGACCTTTGGATAAGTCCAACGATGCTAAATCAATTTAATCAACTTAGAAAAGATTCAAAAGACTTAAAATTGCCCAAAGAATATAATGATAATCTTAAAGTGATTCAGGGAATAAGTTTAGAATTTAAAAGATTAAAGCAATTAGGAACCTTGGCTTTTCAATGGATAGGAAATTATATTCTGAAATATTGTGCAGGACCTTTATCAAAAATAAAAAGTAATGTGCATGAATTTAATGATTGGTTAGTTGAGCATATACCGCAGATAGGCAAAGTAGTGGGAACTGTAATAGGAGTTCTAGCACGTATTTTATTAATAATAGGAAAGATTATAAGTATAATATGGAAATTAACATCACCTATAAGAGCAATATTTGGTTTAATAGGAAAACTATTTGGTGCATTTGAGAAAGCTCCAGAGCCAGTTAAAAAAGCAATAAAGATAATAATAGGTTTAATTTTGCTTATTACCAATCCAATTTTAATAGTAATTGGAATTATAGATGATTTATTTTCTTATTTTAGAGGTGGAAAATCATTGATTGGAAGCTTTATTGATAAGATTGTAGGAAAAGCCAAAGATGCTGGTAAGGTAATTAAAGGTATTATTACTACTATAAAAGCTATTCTCACAGGCGGATTATCTTTATTACCTTGGGATAAATACTGGGAAAAAGCGAAGGAAACATTTGAAAAAATAAAAAATAAAGCAAAAGAAACTTGGGAAAAAGTAAAAGAATGGGCTGGAGATAAGATGGAATCAGCGAAAGATTTTGTTTCCAATGCTAGTTCTAAAGTAAAAGATTTTGTTAAAGGTGAAGATAAAGTTAATACAAGTGCAAGCTATGTTACTTCTAATAATACATCTAGTAGCAGCGTTGAAACTAAAAATAGTAATAATAAGGTAAGTAATTCAAATGTTATTAATGTTTATGGAAATGAATCTAAATCAACTGCTAATGCAGTAAATAAGAATTTAGCAGGAATAACAACACGAAGTTTTCAAGGAGTGTTCTAAAAATGGCAGATCAAGTAGTTAAGACTTATATAGATACAAGTTTAGGTAAATTTATCTTTGATGCATATTTAAATATAAATCATGAAAGCAGTTTGGCAATAACAGAACATCCAATACAAGATGGGGCTAGTATATCAGATCATGCATATATGGAGCCACAACAAGTAACATTTGAAATAGGTATGAGTGATGTTATGAATGATATATCAGGATTTGATAAATTTAATGCAGATAATTCAAGATCAGTAAGTGCTTATAAAATGCTTAGACGGCTTCAAGAAGAAAGAATCCCTATCAATATAGTTACAAGATTATGGACGTATAATAACATGCTTATAGAGACTATAAGTGTGCCAGATGATAAAAATACCGCATATGGACTTAAAGCAACAATAACATTAAAAGAAATATTTGTAGTTAATGTTACTACTGTTAAAATCTCAGAAAGACCTCAAAAATCAGAGCAAACAAATGAGGGAGATCAAAAAGCACAAAAAGCTGATGAAAGTTTATTTTCAAGTATATTGAGATAAGGGGGAATATGAGTGTATATAATACCATTAACAACATCTCCTAATCAAACTTTTACGAGTACTATACCGATAGACGGAAAAAAGATTAAATTAATGTTTTTTCTTAGATATAATACTGAACAAAAATGTTGGGAAATGGATATATCTAATTCAGATAAAAAACAATTAGTAAATTCAATTCCTTTAGTTTGTGGATGTAATTTATTAGAACAACATTCATATTTGAATATAGGTTCAGCCTATATTGTAAAAGTTGACAATAATATAAGTTCTACTAGACCTGATGAATATAATTTAGGTGATAAATTTATTCTTTTATGGAGTGATACAAATGAGTAATCAAGACTTTTTAAATTTTATAATACCAGGTGCACAAAAGGGATATAGTAAATATGGAATTTTTGCATCTGTTACTATAGCACAAGCGATAGAAGAGAGTGGATGGGGTAAAAGCTCACTAGCTAAAACAGACAAAAATTTATTTGGTATAAAATATGCAGGGGCAAAAGACCCAAGTTTAAATATAACACAAGGCTCAAAGCCTACTGATGGAGATAGGCAAGGTATATATAGGCATTATGAATCATGGAGTGATTCAGTTCAAGACCATGCTTATTTTTTGAAGAATAATTCTATATACACAGATGCAGGAGTCTTTAATGCAAAAGCTCCACAAGATCAAATAAAATCTATTAAAGCAGCTGGATATGCTGAAAATTCTAATTATGTTAGCAACATAATGCAAATAATAAAAGATAATAATTTAATTCAATATGATACTGGTACTTATACTGGTGGTGATAGTGCAAATAGCCAATCTGAAATGATTACAATAGAATCTACTAATTATGAGATTGTAAAAGGAAGCGAAAAAGAAGGAGATTCCTTATTTGGTAGAAGATATAGAATAACTGTATCTGATTATCAAGGAAATGCTTTAGACATATCTAAATTACATTGTTTATTTGATATAACTAAAACTATTCAGATGGAGCCAAATTTATCAATTATTACTGTATACAATTTAAATGTTAAAACTGAAAATGCAATAATAGCTAGTGGTAAGCGAATAACAGTAGAAGCTGGTTATGAAGGTTCTCAATTTGGCTTAATATTTGATGGAGATATTATTCAATGTATTAATAGCAGAGATGATGGAACAACTTGCAAACTAGAAATAATAGCTTTAGATAGTGATAGAGCAATAAACTTTGATATAGTTAATTTTTCTATTGTTAGGGGACAAACACAAAGAGATATAGTAAATCATATGTCAAATACTGCAAGTAACCCTATTAATTTAGGAAGTATATCAGAAAATTTAAATGGACAAAAACTTTCAAGAGGTAAGGTTGTATTTGGAAAAGCTAGTGATTATTATAGACAAATTGCTAAAAGTAATGATCTGCAATTTTATATGGATGATGGGAGCTTAAATTTAATAAGCATGGGAGATCTACCAGAAGGCGAAATATTTGATTTAAGTCCTAAAAGTGGACTTGTTGGAACTCCTGAACAGAGTGATTATGGGATAAGTGGGAAATGTTTATTGAATCCACAAATAAAATTAAATTCATTAATACACGTAGATAATTCGTTAGTTAGAGCTAAAAGAATTGATATTAGTGGTTCTAATGTTAGTCCAGTTGGCGGAGTATCAACCAATAGTGTAACAGGAATAAGAAATAAAATAATTGCTGAAGCTAAACAAATATGCGATGATCCTAATGTTCAATATAGCCAAGAATATAGAGGACAAACTGTTGGGGGTATTAAATATTGGGATTGTTCTAGCTTTGCTAAACATTGTTATGAAATTGCTGGTTTATCAATTACAGATATAACTGGTCCTCAATATAATCAAGTAGCAAATGATGGAGGTAAATTTATATCTCAATCAGAAGCATTACCAGGAGATTTAGTTTTTTGGGGAAAAGGTAATGCATGTCATCATATAGCAATTTATGCTGGTGATGGATATTTATATGCAGCAAGAGGCAGAGATGGGAAAGAACCTGCTGATCAAGTAGCTTATCATGCATTATATGGTGAACCTGAATTTGGTAGACCTAAATGTTTAATAGATGCAGATGGTGGTCAAATACCTAATTGCAGTTCAAATGATAATACAAATAATGATGAAGCTTCACAAGGATTATTTAGGTCACTTGATAAGGATGGAATATATAGAGTTATTAAAATTAAGTATATAGGTGATACACGAGGGAATGATTGGTATTTAAATTTTGATACTATAGATCAATTAGGTGGAGCAATGGCAGCTGTATCAAATTAGGGGTGATTATATGAGAACTATTAGTGAAATAAGCAATTCAAAAAGTGAAATGTATAGAAACATGGGTGATGGATGGAAAAGTAATCTGAAAGTAGCATGTCCTGGAATAATACAAGGTTTTGATAAAAAAGAGCAAACTGTAACAGTACAATTAGCCTTAAGAGAACATGTATCAGACTGTGAATATAACAAACAATGGATGGATATTCCTATGCTTTTAGATGTGCCAATAGTCGTTCCTAGATCAGGAGGATATTGTTTAACTATGCCAATAAATAAAGGAGATGAATGTTTAGTTATCTTTGGTGATATGTGCATAGATTCATGGTGGGAACTTGGAGGAATACAAAATCAGCAAGAAAAAAGAAGGCATGATCTATCAGATGGATTTGCAATATTAGGTGTATGGTCACAACCTAGAGTATTAGAAAATTATTCTATGGATTCATGTCAACTTAGAAATGAAAAAGGCACTTCAATGATTGAATTAAAAGATGATTCTATTAATATTACTTCAGAAAGCGTAAATATTAATGGAATTAATTTTGCTAATCACAAACATAATGTAGGTGATACAACAACATCAATGCCGATTGGAGGAAATAATGAGATATAGAATATTAGATGTTAATGGTGACTACCAATTTGGAAAAGGTCAACAAAATTTCACATATGGTACTTATGCAGTAGCACAAGCTATAAAAACTAGATTAAAACTATTAAAAGGTGAGTGGTGGGAAAACACGTCTGAAGGCTTACCATTGTACCAAAAAATTTTGGGTGTTAATGGAACAGCTGATAATCTTTATATAATAGATTCATTAATAAAACAAAGGATAATGAATACTCAAAATGTGATTTCAATAGATAATTTTAAGAGTAATTTTGATAATAGAAATTACTCTTTTTCATGTGTAGTAAATTCTAAATTTGGAAGGGTTGAATTGGATAATGTTACTATGTAGAAAGGAGTTAGTTAAATGACTTATTTTAGTCCTTATATAGATGAAAGTGGATTCCATATGCCTACTTATATTGATATAAAACAAGAATTGATTAAATATGCTCAAGATATATTTGGACAAGATATATACTTAGGTGAAGACAGTCAAGATTATCAATGGATTGCTATTATATCTGAAAAATTATATGATGCATTTCAAATATCTCAACAAGTTTATAATAATAGAGCACCTAATACTGCAATAGGTCCTGCACTAGATTCTATTGTAAAAATAAATGGAATAAAAAGAAAAGCAGCAACCTATAGTAAATGTGATGTTATTATAAGTGGATTACCAGGAACAGAGATTAAAAATGGTATAGTTGTTGATAAGGGTAATATTAAATGGAAATTACCCTTAAGTGTAAAAATACCAGATAGTGGACAAATAAATGTTAAAGCAATATGTAAAATAGAAGGACCAATTGTTTCTAATCCTGGAGAGTTAATTGGAATTTATAATCCAACATATGGATGGAATGGAGTTTATAATCCTAAAAATGGAACGTTAGGATCATGTATAGAAGATGATACAAAATTAAGGAAAAGACAATCTGACAGTACCGCCCAACCATCACAAAGCATGCTCGAAGGAACTTCTGGTGCTGTAGCTAAATTAAATGATGTGACAAGATCAAAGGTATATGAAAATGATACTAATGAAGTTAATGCATTAGGTCTTCCAGCGCATTCTATTACTGTAGTTGTAGAGGGAGGAGAGGATAAAAAAATAGCTGAAGCTATATGGATTCATAAGGGGCCAGGTTGTTACACTAATGGTGATGTAATTATAGATATAGAAGACTCTAAACATCAAATTACTTCAATAAGGTATTTTAGACCTAAATATATTGATATAGATGTAACAGTAAATATAAAATCATTAAATGGATATACGACTGCTACAACAGATTCAATTAAAAAAAATCTACAAATATATTTAAATAGTATGGATATAGGAAGTGAATTAGCTATATCATCATTGTGGGGTATAGCATTACAAGCTATGCCTAATTTAATGAATCCTTTATTCTCAATAACTTCAATCACAGCATCAAAACATGGTGAAGTACAAACAACATCAGATATAAAATTAGCTTTTAATGAAGTTTGTAGAGGTAATATTAATTATATTACTGCAAATGTGACTTAGAGGTGATTTTATGGCAATAGATAAATATTTAAATAATGTGACATCTCAACATAGAGATAAGTCTAAATTTATAGCATGGTTAAGTAGTAGTTTAACTATTATAGATCATGCTTATGTTATGACTAAAAATATGGATAATGATTTTGATTTAGATAATGCTATAGGTAAACAATTGGATATGCTCGGACAAACAATTGGAAGGCAAAGAACATTAACTTTTCAACCTTTAAATGGGCATGATCCTATTATGGATGATAATACCTATAGGTTAGTTTTAAAAGCTAAAGTTGCAATGAACATGTGGAATGGGCAAATACCTTCTGCATATGAAATTTGGGACAATACATTCAAAGACATAGGTATTCAAATACAAGATAATCAAGATATGAGCCTTACAGCATATATTACTGGATATGTAAATCAAATAAGACAAGATTTAATTCAACATGGATATATAGTTCCGAAGCCAGAAGGTGTAAGAATTAATTATGTAGGTAAAACTCCTATAACATTTAATACTTATTCAGGGATAGTTGTATCTGTTCAGCAGCATTCAACAATAAAAATGACTTTTGATCCAATTGAACGATTATCGATGAATTTTTATTCAAATATGACTATACAAGGTATTCATGTTAGCACAATAAAATGTGAAGGAGGTAAAGAAATAAATGGCAATATTTAATAATATGACTTTAACAACAAAAGGTCAGCTACTATATGTTAAAGCTCAAGCAGGACAAGAAATAAAATTTACTAAAATGATGGTAGGATCAGGGGATATTGATTCAAGAAATCCAGCAACATTATTAGCATTAATAGAGCCAAAATTTGATGTTGGCATTCAAAGCATAACTCCAAATACAGAGCAGAAAATTGCTGTAATTTCAGGGAAAATAGACAATAGTTCTATGATAGAAGCAACATATATATGTGAGATTGGTCTTTTTGCTGAAGATCCTGACGATGGAGAGGTACTCTATGCTTACGGAACAGCAGGTAAATATGGTGATTATTATGCACCTGCAACTAGTGGGCCATTCAGTTGGAGTTATGATATAGAAGCTGCTATTGGAAATGCAGCTAATGTTACAGTTGAATTAAGTAATCTAACTTTTGATTATGGAGTCAAAAACACTAATACAACATTTATAGTAATAAGTGGTGGTAATCAGAAGGAAATTAATAAAAGTATAGATAAAAAATTATCGGAGCTTGCTGAACAATCGAAAGATATTGCGAACAATAAGGCAAGTAAGACAGAGTTAGAGGATTTAAAAAATACAGTAGCTAATATAGACTTGAGTGCAACTAAGGTTAATCTTGCAACAATTAATGGTATGTCTGCAAAGAATGTACAATCAGGAATACAAGAACTTTTTACATTTGCCAGTAATGGTAAAAATGCTATTGCTGGCAAGGTAGGAAATATTACAGGAAACAATACACATGCAGAGATAGCAAATAGAATACAAACAGATAAGAATACAACAGCTAGTAATCTTAATAGCAAAGGTGTAAGTGCTAGTGGAAACGAAGCTTTGGCTAGTTTAGTTTCTAAAATAGCTAATATAAGTATTCAAGGTATGGGTGGAAAAAATTTCTTGGAAGGAGTTATAAATCATACTAATGGTACTAGAGATGAAATATTTCTAAATTTTAATGCTGGATCAATAACAGTAGATCAACCTAATTCATCATATTCACAATATCCATATGTATGTATAACAAAAGTAGGAGGAAGCTTTTATCCTTTTCAATCTTCAAATTCTGTAAGTGGAATATATTATGATTCTACAAAAAAGATTCTATCAATATCAAGCAGTGTAAGTACAGGAAATTTTCCATTTAATGCGTGGGGAGAGTAGGAGGAATAGAAAAAATGAAAACTTTAGTAATATATAATTCTTTGGGAAAAATTATTTTTCTACGTCTGGAACTAGTATAGAAGATAATTATAATTGTTTAGTTGCAGATATAGAGAACGGTAAAGAAGTAGTTTCTGTAGATACAGAAAACAGTAAAGTAATTGTAAGAGATAAAAATACAAGAGTAGATGATATAAAAACATACTTAGATAATACAGATGAAACTACTGTTACTAATGTAGAAAAACTATTTTAGAAACAGAAAAAAATAAAGTTGTAGAAAATGGAGGAATGTAAAATGACAAAAATGCAAGAATTATTAGGAAGAATTTTAAAGAACAGAATTAATGCAGAGTTTAAAAATGAAGTTAAGGAGTTTAAGAGTATTCAAGAAACTATGGATATTTTCCTTGCAGGAAATAAGATTACTACAGAGCAATATTCAGAATTTACAGTATTAATTACACCTGTAATTTAGTTCGCAATAGGAATATAGAATAAATTAAATATCAGGCAATAGATTAGCACCATTAAGGTGTTTTTTTATTGCTTAATTTTATAGAGAGAAGGATTAATAATGGAAAAAATTTTAAATGTATTACGTTATCTAGTGGCAATAATAGGAACAGGATTTACTTGGTTGTTTGGAGCATGGGATATGGCATTAATTATTTTAATAATATTTATGCTACTTGATTATGGAACAGGAGTGCTAAGAGGGTATGTAAATAAAGAATTGTCTAGTGATATAGGATTGCGTGGTATCGCAAGAAAAGCAGTTATACTTATAGTTCTTATTGTGGCTGTATGTTTAGATAGACTTATGAATACTGGAGAGTGGATTTTTAGAACTACCGTTGCTTATTTTTATATAGCAAATGAGGGATTAAGTTTAATAGAAAATTGTGCAGCACTTGGTGCACCAGTTCCAGAAAAATTATTAGATGCACTAGCACAACTTAAAGATGGAGAAAAGAAAGGTGTAAAAAGCAATCTATAACTTAGATTGCTTTTTTAAGAGAAGGAGGAATGTAAAATGTCTAATTGGAAATGGTGTGTTGAGGATTCAGATGGAAAAGTTATAAAAGGATGGTATGAAGGTAATGGAACTTGGTACTATTTAAATGATGAAGGTGTAATGCAAACAGGATGGATGAAAGATAAAGATGGTAGATGGTATTACTTAGACTCTAATGGAGCTATGAAAACAGGGTGGTTAAAAGATAAAGATAAGTGGTATTACTTAGAGCCTAACAGTACAGGCTATAAAGGAGAAATGTATGGAAATCGTACAGCTCTTATAGATGGTAAAGAATATAACTTTGATTCCACAGGTGCATGGATAGAAGATAGTTTAGTAAGTGCTAAATGTATAGAGTTTATTAAGAGTTGGGAAGGCTATTTCTCCAAACCTTACTACGATTGCGTAGGAGTTAAAACTCTTGGCTATGGAATGACAGGGAAAGAAATAGAAGGATTGGAATATGTAACAGAAGGACAGGCAACATCTATGCTAAAGGAATGGATTAATAAGAAGTATGCTCCACCTATAAAGAAAGATTTAGAGTCTAAGAATGTAAATTTAAAACAACATGAATTTGATGCATTGGTAAGCTTTGCATACAATTGTGGAACATCAGGACTTTTAGGTTCAACATTATATAGAAATGTATGTAATGGAATAATAGATAAAGATACAATTACAGCTAATTTTATTGCTTGGAGTAATGGTGGTGGAAGAAGGATAGAAGGTTTATATAGCAGACGAACTAAAGAAGCAGCTATGTTTTTAGATGGAGATTATGCTGGAAATATATAAAAATTAAATATTTATGATATAATATGTGTGGTTAAATTACATGCATAAAATTAGAAAACTTTAAGGGCAGTATGTAGAAATCAGTCTACATACTGCCCTTTCTTTTTAGTAAATATTTTTTATATAAATAGAATATGTTTATATTATACATAAAAAATGAATATAAAAGATTAGTGGCTTATCATTGACAATATTTTCATGTATTATACAATAAAAATATAGGAGGGGTAATTATGAAAAAAATAAAAAGTTTAATTGCTAGTTTAATGATAATAACATCATTAGTAGCTATTCCAGTAGGGGTTAATGCAGAATGGAGACAATTAGAAGATAAATGGAGCTATACTGAAGGGATTAATAAAGTAACTGGATGGAAAATTATTAATAATATTTGGTATTATTTTGATTCTTATGGTCAAATGAAAACAGGTTGGGTATATGATTCTAATAAATGGTATTATATGAATGGTAATGGATCGTGGGATAATTCAAAAACAACTACTCAATATCCAGGAGAATTAGCAACAGCAAAAGTTAGCATAAATAAGTATGTGAATGAAGAAATAAAGTATTTTGAATCAACTACAATAAACGGGAAAATAATATATATATTTGTTGGTAGTAGTATAGATTCACCTAATGAATATTATTATAGTCCTGAAACTGGGAAAGCTTTAAAATTAAATCAAGGAATTTATACAGATATATATACTAATGAACTTATAACTAAATATTCATATTCTCAATGTAAAGAAATAGCAGATGCTTTTTTTGCAAACTCTCATCAAAATGGATATAAATTTAATATAAAAAGTGATGAAGTATTAAATAAGAGCACTAGTGAATATTATTTTGAATTCTATAATATGAATGGTCAAAAAGTAGATAGTTGTTATGTAAATGCAACTACAGGCAATACAAGAAATTAATAGAAAATAAAGCAATAAGATTTTCTCTTATTGCTTTATTTTTTGCTATTTTTTAAAAGTATACGCTAGTAGACATAAGTAAACACTTGTATACGTTAAAAATTATGTTATAATTGTTTTAGAGGTGGTAAAATATGGAATATAATAAAAAGAAAGAAAAAAAAGATTATGTATACAGTATTAGAATAAATAAAGCACAGCGAGAGTTGCTAAAAAAAAATGAATGTATTAAGGAACAATTAGATCTAAGAGTTATGGAGTTTTTTAAATTATATGGGGTATAATAATATTTAGTATTTACATTATATATTAGTATGATATAATGATATTATAAATTAATATTATATAAAGAGGTGAAATATTAATGTGCGATATTATATCAATAATAAATGTTAAAGGAGGAGTTGGTAAGACTACTACTTGTGTAAATTTAGCAGGACAATTCGCAAAACAAGGACATAAAGTTTTATTAATAGATAATGATAGCCAATCAAATTTAAGTCAAATTTTAAATGTTGAAGCTGAATATAATTTATATGATTTGTATTCTAATTCTAAAGTGAATTTTAAGGATTGTATAGCACAATACAATGAAATGATAGATTTAATACCAAACACGATTGAAAGTGCTGTCTTAGAATCAGAACTTCATAATAAGATAACAAGAGAAACCATATTAAAAAATAAATTTGAAAAATTTAAGAATAATTATGATGTAATAATAATAGACAATTCACCATTTTTAGGTTTATGTACAACTAATGCTATGTGTATGAGTAATTATTACATAGAGGTAATAGATAATTCTACATCAGCACTTCAAGGATTGAATTTAGTTGATAATCTTGTTACGACAATAAAAGAAAATCGTGTAAATGAAGATATAAAATTATTAGGAATATTAAGAAATAATTTTGATAAAAAGACTATATTTTCAAAACAAATAAATGAAGTTATAACAGAAGAACTTACAGAAGATGTATTCAAAACAATTATAAATAATAGTGTAAAATATAAAGAAGCTGTTGCATCAAATATAACAATACAAGATTACAATAAAAAGTATGCAGAACCTTATAAAGATCTGTATTACGAAATCATAAAAAGAATGAAATAAATATATAATATTAATTTTAAATATTAATACTACATATTGAAAGGTGATATTAAAATGAAAAATGATTTTAAAAATAATATAAAAAATAGCATTAAAAAGGAAAATCAAGAATCAATATCTAATATTGATATTAAAGAAGAAAATCAAGAACTAAATGAAAATACTATAGCATTTAAAATTGGGAAAAAACAAGAGGATAAAAGCGTAAGAAAATCATTTCCACTTTATGTAGATGGAGCAGTACAAAAAGAATTAGATAAAATAGTTAAAAGAACTGGATATAGTAGAAATGAATTAATTAATATGATGATACAACATTGTTTAGACACATTAGAATTTACAGACTAAAATACTTTTTGTGGATAAGTTTATAAAAAAATGTAGACTTATCCACAAAAAAGAATTATAATGTAAACATAATAAAAAAACAAAAAAATAAAGCCTTTCACCTTTATTAGAACGGCAATTCTAATAAAAGGAACTCGAATGGTACACGAACTACCAAAACAAGCTATAACTGAAAGACTTATTTCTGACCTTATTATATCAAATGATAGGTGAAATGTAAATAAGATTTTTTATAACTTTATTGGTGTGTACCGATAAAGTTTTTTTGTTTTTATAGAATAAAAATGAAGGTAACAACCAATTACCTTCATTTAAAAATTAAATATAGATTAATTATTCTTATATATTTTCTTTATCTTAAAAAGATAAACTTATTCCCGATAGATTAAGTTTATCACAATTTTTTTAAAAAAGGAAGTGTATAGGCTTAATTTCTTGTTACCTTTTTTAGGGAACAGGTTTGGTGGAATAGGGGAGAAACACTTTAAATAAACGTCTCGGGTAGTTCCGACTAATTAACTCGGCGTGTATGCATTGCCTACCATATGCAGCATGTCGTCAGTTGGGTAAGATACAACACTCCCAACATCTACAGGATAGATAAATAAAAGTGTATGTGGGTGGTCCGCTTGGTCGCAAGACAGGAACTTGTACAAGATATTTCTTAATATCGTAGCTTATGGGCAAGTAGTAAGTTATTAAAGTACATTTGAAGGGCAAGGTAGGTAATGTTACTAAGATACAATTCAGTTATGTCAGTAATATTTTGTTTATCCTATATTTTTAGGGTAAACTATACCCTAAAACGTGTCCACAGGTTTAATCAGTATTCGTTTCTTAATTCAAAATTCAATAATAATTCTAAAATTCTTGTAATTCTCAAATATACATATAAATAAACAATAAAATGAAGTTAAGATCATGAATGTATAGGCGTAAGCAATACACTTAAAATTATAAATAAATATATAAAGTTATATAAAAATAGTAACACTTATATAGTCTTATACATACTATATATTATAAATAATTAGAAATAGGAGGTAAATTATGAGTGATAAACCGTTACTTATACCATTAAGTTTTAAAAAAGATATAGATGATTTAAAATTATATAATTGGATTTGTAAAAATAAATATAAGTCTGCTTTTATAAAATCAATTTTGAGAGATATAATGGAGCAAGAAGAAAAAGAGAAAAGATAGTTAATTTTATATAAATTTATATATTCTTTATAAAAAAAATAAGTCTACCAATTGTTGGTAGACTATAGCTAAGTAACTTCTCGTATACGTGTATACGTTAAGTATATGCAAGTATATATTTAATTGTTACAAATATTAAGAAATTTATAAAAAATAAACTGCAAAACAAGCAACTCCGTATGCAATAGTATATCCTACTGTAATTGCAAATGGTATTGTCATTTTAATCACCATCCTTTTAATATTTATATTTTAACCAATCAATTAATTTTTATTCGGAGGTTTTATGGAAATAGTAATGAACCATGAACAATACTTAAATTGGAAAAATAACAACAAAAGTACATTAGATATAAAGTTAGAAAATTTAGGATTAAAAGATGGAAAAAGATTTAAAAAAGAATTAATAATAGGGATTGGAACAACATTATTTTTAATAAATAATCCTACCCATGTTTTAGCAGTTGATTTAGAATCAGTAGATAAATTAGGAAATACATTTTTAAATATTTTACAAAGAGTAGGGTATTGGATTGCATTATTGTCTGCACTTGCTGAAATAGTTAAAACATCTATGCGAGGTGGAAATAATACAGCAGAAATTGGAAAAATAATTATGAAATATCTTCTAATATATGCAAGTTTATATTTAATGCCATATATGTTTGGATTGGTAAGGGAGGCATTTTAATGATTAAGAATTTTTTCATTAAATTAGGAACATCTACAGCTTTAGAATTTATAGGAATGAGTTATTGGATATGTTTGTATGTTTGCATGATTGCTATAATCTTGTATATGGCAGGACAAAAGAAGGCAGGAAGAGTTGCAAGTATAAGTTTTGCAATTAATTTTTTATTACAAGCATTAAAATTAGGTTTAAAATAATGGAAGCTATAAAATTAAGTAATTATTTTCAATTAATCAATCCAACATACACATATATTCAAATAGTACCACACAGATCTATTAGGAATTATAATTCAAGCAATATTGCCAAAGCTATTTCACACACATATAAAAGCATTAATAAACGTGTTCATAAGGAACAAAAAAAGATATTTATAGAAACTAACTTTAAAATATCTTATATTATTGATATAGAAAAGAATAATGCTAATTTCTATTTTTTAGTTCCAGTTATCTATAAATCTATAATTTTAGAAAAAATTAGTGAAATATGGTCAAAAGCTACTATAAAAGAAGTAGAAGATATACCAACATTTTCAGTAAATTCTACTACTTATTCATTAAACTATAAAAAAGATGATGCGCTTAGTCTGAATGTAAATAAAACAAATAATGAACCATTAAATTCTATTTTAAATGTAATGGATATAATGCAAGATACAGATAGATTAAGAATAGCTTATAATTTTATGCCTATACGCCAAATTGGTTGGAAAGAACGCTATGAAGAAATGGAAAATAAGGTTAAGAATAATAAACCACTTGAAAAGAAAATAACAAGTTTTGAATATATATTAAAGGCTATTTTAGGTACTGTTTTAACTACACTAGATTGCATTTTAGAAGTATTACAAGACTTTACAGGAGGAAACACTAATAAAGATAATGAAAGCTTGTATAAAAATGTTATGTCTATTATAGGACAACAAAATGATACATCTAAAAATACAAAGAAAAAGAAAGAAGCTACTATAATTAATACTCAGATTGCAGTTATTTCAGACAGCATTGATAAAACTAGACAAGAGAATAACGCTTTAAGTATATGTCAATCTTATAATGTCTTATCTGAGGATAATGAGTTAATATATAAAAAAGTTAAAAAAACAATAAACATAGAAGATTATGATTATAAAATAGATATAAATATGTGCTCTAGTGATGAATGTCAAAATTTTATTCAGATACCAGCAGATCACCTACTAAAAGATTTTAAAATAAATCATATAGAAACAACAGAAACTCCAATTCCTGTAGAGTTGTTGGAAGGAACTATGTGTATAGGTTCAAATATATGTAAGGGGAAAAGTTCAAAAGCATATTTAAGTACAGATAAGGATTTTAGGAATTTAACATTATGTGCTATTGCTCCTACAAGAAGCGGAAAAACTACATTATTAAAACATTTAGTAAAAGATTCTATAGATAATAATGAGTGTTCAATAATATTTGACTTTTGTGGAGAGTGTGAGTTTTCCAATGATGTTAGTTATGCAATTGATAAAAAGAAAATATTAAATATTGATTGCTCAAATTTTGATGAATTACAAGGATTAGGCTTTAATGAAATATTTGCAGATAGTAATAATACTTTTGAAGTATATAAAAGTGCTAAAATGCAAACAGCACAATTAGTTAATTTTATTAATTCTATTAATATAGATAATGAATTAGAGCCACGTATGAATAGATATTTAAAAGCAAGTAGTTTAGTTGTCTTTATAAGTAACGGAAGTATTAAAGATGTATTTAATGTATTAGAAGATTATAAAATTAGAAGGCAATTTATAGATAAAATACAATCTACTCAAAGAAGTAACTTAGAAGAATATGTATTAGCATTGCAAGAATTAGATGATTGGTGTAAAACCAAAGAACCACAAGTTGTAGGTACTAAGGTTTCATATATTCAAGGAATTTTAAATAGATTGGATGTTATTAAAAGTAATGTTTATATGGAATTAATGTTAAAAAAAGATTGCAGCAATAATATAAATCTAGTACAAGAAATGCAAAAGAATCAACTTATTTGTTTAAAAATGAAAGAAACAATGTTTAGTACAGATGAAGAAAAAGATGTATACTGTACTTATTGGATTAATAAGATATGGGGAGCATTACAACAAAGGCATAGCATATTAAAAGAAGAAGATAGAGTAAAAGTAAATCTGTTTTTTGATGAATTATATCAAGTCCCTTGTTGCCAAACATTTTTAAAAATTAAACTTAATCAAATTGCTAAAAAAACAGCAAAATCAATTATAAGCTGTCATAGTTTAGAGCAAATAAAATATATAAGACCAGAATTAAAAAGTGCTAATACAAGCTATATGCTTATTGCAGGATGCAATAAAGATAATTATTTAGAGTTAAAACAAGAATTAGAACCTTTCGAATTAGATGATCTATTAAACCTAAAAAGATACTATAGTTTAAATCTTATAAAATGTAATGATGGATATGCAAAATTTATTACTAAATTACCACACTAAATTTAACAATTTAAAATAAAGAGAAAAAGTAGTTAATTAAAATATATAATATAACTACTTTTTTTCTATTTTATATAAGCTCAAAATATCACATATCTTTAATAAAAGTTCCTTGTTGGTGTTATTTTCTAAATTTAAATTATATTTTTCTTTAGTTCTACATAAAAGATAATCTAAGCTTACGTTAAATATATCTGCAAATTTAACCAAAATATCTAAATTAGGTTCATTAGTATTTGTTTCGTAAGCACTTATTGCATTTCTAGATAAATTTAATTTATCAGCTAATTCAGTTTGACGTAATCCATTATCTTCTCTTAGTTCCTTTAATCTATCTCCAAAAGTCATTTTTTTCTCCTAATATAATAGTTTCAATCCAATAAGTTTAAACTATTATATTAATAAATATAGAAATGTCATATTTTATGTCTTTAATAAACTAAAAAACATTAATTAATGTCGTTATCATCATCATAAATTAACTTTTTCCAGCTTATATTTAATGCTTTTGCTAACTTATAAATGGTAACTAATCTAGGTGATTTTAAATTATTCTCTATATCTGAAATTGTACTTTTTCCAACTCTACTTATTTTTGCAAGCTCTTTTTGTGTAAGATTTTTTTCTAACCTTAATTTTTTCAATCTAATTTTCAGCATTATTCACCATCAATAGAAGTCTTTACTATATTTTCGACATTTATATACATAAAAACAAGGGGAAAATGTTGGAAAAATGGATAAAAAGTCGAACAACTCCGCTATTGCGGAGTTTGAATCTGCTAAAATTATTAATGTGCTCGAGCGAAAAATTAATAAATTAACTATATGTAATTTGAATAATTTAAATTTAAAATGCTAAAACATTTTAAAAAGAGAATATATTACAGATAAAAAGAGCAACAACTTTGTGTTACTCTTTTGGGGAAATATTACTTTTTAAAGCATTCTTTATGCTTTTTGAAAGTGTTAATTAAATCTAGTATATATAATTGTTCGTCAATAGAAAGTTCTTTTGCCGTTTCATTTATTTCACTTAATATTTTTACAGTTTTTGAAACTTGTTTATAATCCATTTCACCGTTACCAGTTAGTAACCAATCTTTATTTATATTAAGCAATTGACATATACCTTCTAAAATAAGCTGAGATGGAACTGTTTTATTACTTTCAATATTAGTTATAACTCCCCTAGAGAAACCTAAATGTTCCGCTAAGCATGTCTGAGATATTCCCCTAAATTTTCTAGCCTTTTTTAGTCTAGTTCCAATATTCAAATCATCACCTCCAACATAAATAATTATATATATACACAATTGTATTGTCAATACAATTGTGTATTAAAAATACAATAAAAATACGACAAAATGGTTTGACAATACAAAAACTATGGTATATTATGTATTTATAATACAAAAACGGAAAGGAAGTGTTTTGATGGAAACTAAAGAAATGCAACAAAGTTATATAAGTAAAATTGTTGATGAAGCAAGTCAAATACCAACAGAATGCCAAGAATATGTATTAGCTGTTATGCATGCTATGGTGTTTACAAGAAATGTAATAAAAAAAGAAGCCAATTAGCACTATAGTGCTAATTGGATTAGAGGTATTAATAATGGAGGAGTTAAGAGAAAAATTAATAAAAAGTATTAAGGAAAATGGAAGGAATGCGTATATAACAATTAAATTAAGTCAAAAACTAGATTCTTATATAGTAGTAGAACAAAGAAAAATTTTAGGAGGAAATTAATTGGGTAAGTTAGCAATTTATGCAGAAAAAAAAGACAAGCTTGATAGAGCTATAGCAAAGAAAACACAAGAATTATATATTCAAGGAATGGGATATAAAGATGCTTTTAAAAAAGCAAAAGAAATTTACTTAGAAAGGAGCTGCTAGAAATGAAAGAAAATTGGTTAGCGTTATACGCATCTATAATATCAAAAAATAGTGCTGAAAAAACACTTGGATTATTAGGAATAAAACCTAAAAAAATAGAAAAAAGAAATAAGAAAATTTGTTTAAGTGAAAAAGAAATAAATAAATTAGAGGAATTAAAAACAGACCATACATGGAATGAGTTAGGAGAAATTTATAGAGTAGATGGAGAATATTTAAGAGTAAGAGTAAAAGCTACCAAGAAAAAGTATGCTGAAAAAAATATCTTGATAGCAAATACAAATAATTCTATTTCATTATAACAAAAGGGGAAAGCTATGGCAAAAAGATATTATTGGTTAAGACTTAAAGAAGATTTTTTTGAAAGAGATGAAATTAAAATCTTAGAAAATATGCCTAACGGAAAAGATTATATAATTTTTTATATGAAACTTTTATTAAAATCAGTATCAACAGATGGGATTTTAATCTTTAATGGTTGCATACCATTCACACCAAATATGTTAGCAAGCATTACAAATACTAATGTTGATACTGTAAAAGTTGCAGTAGATATATTAACCCAATTAGGTCTAATGGAACAATGGGACGATGGAAAATTATTTATGGTTGCAACACAAAATATGATTGGAAGTGAAGGTGAAAGTGCATCAAGAGTAAGAGCACTTAGAGAAAAAGAAAAAAAGCAAAAAGAAGTTAGGGCGTTACAATGTAACAATCAAGTAACAAAAAGTAACACAGATATAGATATAGATATAAAGATAGATATAGATAATACTATATCTAAAGATATAGTTAGTAGCACTAAAGTGCAACCAATAATAGATGCATGGAATTTGTTAGGATTACAAAGGGTTATATCTATAAAAGCTGGTACTAATAGATATAAGTTACTTAATGCAAGAATCAAAGAATATGGAATTGAAAATGTATTAAAAGCTATTAGTAATATAAAGAGTAGCTCTTTCCTTAAAGGTCAAAATAATAAATCATGGGTAATAACTTTTGATTGGCTAATAAAACCTAACAATTTTATTAAAGTATTAGAATGCAATTATGAAGATAAAAAAAGAGAATTAGGTAAAAAAGCTAAAAATGAAAAAGCACCTTTAAGATTTGATAATTTTAAATCAAGAGAATATGACTATGACAATTTAGAAAAAAAACTATTAGGTTGGGAGAATAAAGAAGATGAATAAAGTAGTTCTTATCGGAAGATTGACAAAAGATCCTGAATTGAAATTTACGCCAGGAGCAGGAACAGCAGTTACTAAATTAACATTAGCAGTTGATAAGTATAATTCTAAGTCTGGTCAAAAAGAAGCGGACTTTGTACCAGTGGTTGTATGGGGTAAACAAGCCGAAAGCACAGCAAATTACATGGTAAAGGGTAGCCAAATGGCTATAAGTGGTAGAATTCAAACAAGAAATTATGAAGCTAAAGATGGAACTAAAAGGTATGTTACAGAAGTAGTTGCTACAGAAGTAAAATTTTTAAGCAAGTCAAATAGTGCAGGAGTCTCAAATAATTCAACAACTAATAATCCATTTGAAAATTTCAATTTTGAAGAAGATATAACTCCAGTAGATGATGGAGATATGCCATTTTAATATTAATATCAAAACTATATATTAATATTTAATATTAATATTAATTTATAACAGTTTATAAATAACGAGGTAAAGTAATGATAATTGAAACAATAATAAGACTTATGAGAGCATATTCAACTTGTCCTAAATGTGGAAAAACAATGATGTGTGACGGTTTTAAGTCTGATGAAAGTGAAGCAAGTATTGAATGTAAGTGTGGATGGAAATTAGAAATTAAAGAAAATGAGGTAAAAAGCAATGATTGAACTAAAGTTTTATTTTAAATTAGGGAAAGAACTTAAAATGGCAATAGATGAAGATGGGAATTATGGAGAAGTGTATTCTTGTTGTACATTAACAGTTGGAAAAATGCCTAATGATGAACAAATTAAGGAACTTGAAAGAATCTATATAAAAGCTATAGCTGGGAAAATTGATGGAAATATAAAATATATAACTTCAATTTCAGAAGAAGAATATAGAAATAATGTTGATGAAGACTAGCACAAAATGAGAAAAAGGAGGAAATAAATGTTATTTGGTTTTTTGAAATCTAAAAGTGATTTTTCTTATAAAGAGAAGGCTGAAAGAATAAGAAATAAAACAATACGAAAAGAAGTTAATAATTTTAAAAAACTTTGTATTAAAAGATTTGAAGATAATATCGAAAAAGGAAAAACAACAACTACAGTTGATTTTTATGGAAATGTAACATATGGCTTTGAAAATGAAATATCTGAAATTGTACTAAGAGAATTGAAAGAAGAATACAAAAACATTGATTTTTCCTTTTCATTTAGGCACTTTCAAAATAGTTATAAAGGAATTTGTATGGTAGCAATATAGTACACAATAGTCAGATATTGCGTAGTAAATAATTGACTTAAAACAAAGAAATAAGAGAATGAGTTGACAGAATAAAACAAAAGGAGGAAATAAGAAAATGGCAAGAATAAACGAGTTATTTAAAAAGTTAAAAGATTTAACTGGATATAGTTATGAAATGATAGCCAAAGAATTTGGAGTATCAAAGCAGCATATATACAGCTCCTTTGGTAATTATTCATTAACTTATTCTAATTCAAATAAATTTATGGCTTTAAAGATAACTGATATAAAAATCAAAGAGCACCAGGCAGAAATTGAAAAGTTAGAAAATTTTAAGAAAGAAATTATGGAAAGTGGGATTGATCAATGAGCAAATGTGATTGTATAGAATCAGTAAAAAAAGGAATAGAAGAAAAATTTCAAAAAAGAGAAGACATAGAAAAAGTAAACAAAGTATCTTTAGAAAATGCAGCGTTGATGTTTACAGAAGCAGGATGCCAAAGCCAATTATATTCACTTATGGTAATAGAGTATGACTATAAAAATAGAAAAGGTGAGATTAAGCATAAGAAGGAAAAAGTTAATATGTGTTATGCATATTGTCCGTTTTGTGGAAAGAAATATGAAAAATAATAGTCAGATATGACGAAGAAAAATTAAAAAATAAAATAAAGTGAGGTAGAGAATTATGAATATAGATATAAATGCAATTGTAAACAATAAGTTAAAGGAAATGGAAGAAAATAATACAATCGAAAAAGTACTAGAGGAAAATATTGAAAAAGCTATTATTAAAGGAATTGAAGGGGCACTAGATAGTTATAGTTTAAAACATCAAATAGAAGATAAAGTAGAAAAGCAGGTTTCAGAAGTAGTAAGTGAAATAGGATTTACTGGCTATAACGGTTTTATAGCAGAAAAAATAAAAATGATTACTGAAGAAGTATGTAGGAAAGATGTTGCAGAAAAAATTCAAAAAACATTTAATGACATATTGGTTATAAAAAGAGAAAATATAAAGCTTTCAGAGATATTTGAAAAATATAGAGATTATATGAATGAAAGTACTGATGAAGAAGACAAGTATTCATTAGAAAACTTCTGGGTTGATATAGAAGAGTCTGAATATGGATGGATAACTTATAAAATGGCAAGAGAAAAACCTGAAAGATCATATTACAGAGATGATGAAAACTATATTGAGTTTACAGTATATCCGGATAGAGATGATAAAAAAATAGGAAGCATGAACACTGTGTATATAGGGGATAAACGATTAGAAAATACATTTAAATTAGGAAATATGACGGAAATAGAGTCATTAATCACAAATATTTATTACAATAAAACTCCAATAATAATTGATATTGAGGGTGATGATGATATAGAAACTTATTTTGATATAGATAATTAACAATACACAATATAGTCAGAGAAAGGATGTAAGACATGCCTGTATGTAATTGCATATGCAATAAATGTTCCAACAATGTAGATTGTTTATATAGCAGAAAAGGTAGTATAGAAGATTGTTTTAACTGTGAAGAGTGTTATTACTATAGTTTTGATAATAGCAAAAGACTTAATAGAAAAACAGAATGTAAACATTTCGTACTGGCAGAGGATTATATAAAGTATGGAATAAAAATTATAAAGTGAGGTAGAGCAATGAATAATGCTGCAGTATCCGTTTTAGGATTTACAGAAACATATCCAAAAATTAATTTAGAATTTAAGGAAAATAAAAAGCAAGATTATGATTTAGTGATATTAGGGTTATATATAGAAAAATGCAAAGATGGATTTAAGGTTAAAAAAATATATAAGACAAATAAGCAAGGGACAAAAGTAAAATATGAAGCTATAAAAGATAAAAATGATTTTGTTGATTATATAGAAAAAGTTAAAAAATTAGTAGACATACACAATAAGGAATATGGTACAAAATTGAAACTAAGTTAGTTCGCAATATGTATATATGATGTAGTAACTTAAATAAAAAATTGTTCTTTGAAAATTGAATAGTGTAGTATAAAGTTTATTATTAATCCTTTTTTGTCGAAATATTTGTAAGAAAATTTCCTACAAAACTATTGCAATGTGTAAGAAAATATCGTACAATATATTTATAAGATAAATTAAAACAAATTAAGGAGTGGTAAAAATGATTAAAGGTTCAAATCAAAAAGCTGTTTATGAAATTTTATTAAAAGAAGGCGAAGTTAAAAGTTTAGGAGCAACATATAGAAGCTTTGCTAATTCTCCAAGAAGAGTAACTAATAGAACCATTGAAAATTTCATAGAATCAGTTAAAGAATTGCATACAAACGCAACATTAATAAGAGGTGCAAGAGGTGGTCTTGATACAGCAATATTAAAGCTTAATTAATAAATAGAGAGTATAGATAAGCACTCTATACTCTCCTAAAACAAAATATTTTATAAATTATTCAAATAAATTATATCATAAAGGAGTTGTTTTTAAAATGTTATTAAAAAAGAAAATGTTGTTTAAATTAATTGAAGAAGGTAAGATTACTAGTTTTACTATAGTGGGAGTACCAAGTCAAGATCTTGTTGAAACTTATTTTAATAGAAAGGATTTAGTTGAATTTTTAGAAAGAAAAAATATTAAATGTAATACTTTTGAATTTGATAGAACAGATATAGGGATATATTTTCCTAGTGTTGGTAGAAAACAATATATGGACGTATGCAGCATAACAGTTACAAGAAAAGTTACTGAAGAAGAATACAAAAATATATTGAGTTTATTTGATGAAGTATTAGATTACTATCAAGCTAATGTACCCGCAAGAATTATTAATAAGATTTTAAACTTATACGAAAATGAACCTTTTACATTCAATGATATACTTATGCTTATAAAAGACAATCAGTCCGAAATTGCAAGGAAAATCAATAAGAGTAGACAAATAATTTCAGACATGAAAAGTGGTAAATGCAAAGCTAATATCGAAGTGATAGCATTGCTAATGAGAGAATATCCATTATTACCTTGGAATGAATTTATAGATGGTTTTATTAATTCATAAGTTTTTAGAAAATAGATTTTAATAAGTTTTATACTGCACTATTCAATTGATAGTGCAGTATTTTTTATTTAAGGTTACTTCGTCATACTAGTAAATCAGGAATATTGCATCAAGTATTTTTGTATTTACTAATAATTTTATCAAGTATAGCAAGTATAGCAAGTATAGCAAGTATAGCAAGTATAGCAAGCATTGGATTTAAAATTAAATCCATACTTGCTCAAGGAATAAAGTCCTTAAGAATCCTGCTGAATTATAAGAATAGCAAGCATTGGATTTGTGGCCACAATCCAATTTTTTAAATAATTAGGAATATCCTAAAACCTTATAAAACTGAAATAGATGTTAAAGAATAAAGAGGAGGATAATAAATGACTAAAACAGTAATATTGGAAGATATTGATGTTTCTATTGCAGATGAAGAAGAAGATAAAAGATATGTTGATAAGTTGAATAGAAATATTGATAAGGTAAAGTATTTGAGATTAATTAAAGGTTATACACAAGAAAGAGCAGCTAATATAGCTGGAATAAGTCCAAGACATCTGCAAAGAATAGAAAAAAATTTAAAAATGTCGTGAAAATGTCATAAAAATGTCGTGTTTGTGTCGTGGTACAAGCACGATATTTTTTTTATAATTAATATAAATAAGTAATAAGATAAAAATTTGCAACAAATGTCTTATTTAAAATAAAAAAATGTCACACTTTTGGTATGGAATAACTATATCCATTTTTAGGAGGTATGTATATGTTAGATATAGAAAAAGTAAAAGAAAAGTATCTTGAAGGTTATAATTCTTCTCAAATAGCAAGAACATTAAAATGTAAGCCTAGTACAGTAAGACAATGCATACATAGAAATCTAAAAGAATTTAGAAAATCCAATGAAGCTGAAAAAATAAGGAAAAAAGAAGTTGATAGAATAACAAGGCAAGAATCTAAAAATTATATGAGTGATAAAGATTTTGTTAAAAGAAATAGATCCATATATAAAACTAATAAAAAGAACGGCAATATAGTTCTTAACAAAGATGTTACAGTAAGTTTTGATACACCTAGAAGATTAACAAATGAGTATGCAGCAGATAAAATCAATAAAAATATACTTAAAAGTGATTATAGAAAAGAAAATGATGTTGTTATAATGTAAATTTTAAACCAGTAGTTTTACTGGTTATTTTTATGGGAAGAAGGTGAGTAGATGGAAAGTATTTATATTATTTTAATATGTAAAAGATGTAAAAAAACTACTATTCTTTTGAAAGAAGAAGTTGAAGATACTATAAAAAATAGAAAATACTTATCATGTGCTCATTGTGGTTGTAAGTCATTTAAGAAAGAATTTTCAACTAATAATGCTAAGGATTGTATGAAAAGTAATTATTACAAAAGAATGAATGGATATATAAGGCAGGTGAATTAATGGTGGATGAAGATAAGAAAAGGAACTGGGAAAAAGGAACTGCCTTACCTATACCAGATAATAAATATAAGAGATTTAAAGAATCATTAATAGAGCATAGTAAAAAGTATGCTGACAGAAATATAACATTATTTTTATTAGCTAGGGCTACAGGATATAGATTAGGTGATCTTGTTGGACTTACAATTGGAGAAATTGATGATGCACTAAGTGAAGGATTTTTTCTAATCCAGGAGAGTAAGCAATTTAAACAATGGCAAAGTAGTTTAGCAGAACATCCTAACAGAAAGAAGCCTGATAAAAGAAAAGCTATTATAGGTTCTTCATTAAAAAAATATTTAGAAGAATATATTAAAAATAAAAAAGAAAAGAATTTGCATTTCCATCTAATAAAGGTGAGGGAGATGAATATATAAGTCAAAAATCATATAGTGCTATATTAAAAGATGTTGGTGAAAAGATTGGATTAAAACATATAAGTGGGCATAGTCCTAGAAAGACTTATGCTACTACAATTTATGAGAACTCTAATCATAATATAGAAAAAGTTAGAGTTGCTTTAAATCACCAATCTATAGAAGAAACAAAACGTTATTTGGGACTTAAAGATATTATGTTAGAGGATGCTGGTAAAATAGCTGATAAAGATTTATAATCGGTAAAAAATAAAATGGTACTTATTTAGTATATAAATAAAAAATTCTTACTATTATATGTATCTTAAAAATAGTATCAGTAATTCTCCATGTTATTACTTATTGTAAGAAAAATGGGAAAATACATTCAAAGCTAGTAAAATCAATAGGTTTAGCTTCATTAATAGATTTGAGTAGTTTTTTAAAATTATTTTAGGCATAAAAACAACTCAAGAACAACTCAACTCAATTAAATATATATGTGTGTATAAATATTTAGTATTAAAAGTGACGTTATTTAGAAAAGTATTAAAAGTCATTGACATTAGATTAAAAATCTTATATATTAGTAGTATCAAATAAAACGGTCGTTAAATTTAATACTATTAATATATGAGGTGTAGAGTATGAATAAAATATATGGTTACTGTAGAATATCAACTAATAAACAAAGTATTGAAAGACAACATAGAAATATTAGTGCATTATATCCAAGTGCAATAATAATTAATGAAATATTTACTGGAACTAAAGTTCAAGGTCGTAAAGAGTTTAAAAAGTTATTAGGTAATATTTCTAAAGGTGATACTATTGTATTTGATTCTGTAAGTAGAATGAGTAGAAATGCAGAGGAGGGATTTAAACTATATGAGGAATTATTTAATAAAGGTGTTGAGTTGGTATTCATAAAAGAGCAACATATAAATACAGAGACATATAAGAAAGCACTTACAAATAATTTTGAAATGACAGGAACGAACGTTGACTTTATTATTGAAGGCATTAATAATTTTTTATTAGCACTAGCAAAAGAGCAAATAAAGATAGCTTTTAATCAATCTGAAAAGGAAGTTAAGGACTTACAGCAAAGAACAAAAGAAGGAATAGAAACAGCAAGACTTAATGGAAAACAAATAGGGCAGCAAGTGGGTATTAAATTAACTACTAAAAAGAGTATTTCAGCAAAGGAACAAATAAAAAAATACAGTAAAGATTTTGGAGGTACTCTTAAAGATGTTGAAGCAATGAAGTTAATAGGCCTTGCAAGAAACACTTATTATAAATATAAAAAAGAAATAATTAATGAAACAAAAAATCAGAGTATATAGTAAATCAAAGACAGTATTCAAAAATGAATGCTGTTTTTTATTTGCTATATTTTTATGAAAGGAGATGGGGGAATGGCAGGAGCACCAAAGGGCAATAAGAACGCTAAAGGTAATAAGGGCGGAGCACCAGCTGGAAATAAGAATGCTGTGGGGAATAAAGGTGGAGCACCAGTTGGAAATCTTAATAGCCTAAAACACGGAGAATATTTTGATGCAGCTAAGCATTTAGAAAAAGATTTTTTAAAAAAATATATTCCAACAGCAACTAAAAATATAATTAAGGAAACTGTAGAATGTGGAATAAGTACATTAGATATTTTATGGACTAATATTCAATTACAATTTGCAGCGATAATTCGAAGTCAAAAAATAATGCATGTTAAGAGTAAATCAGAAATGATAAAAGAAATTAAAAAATCTAAAATTAAATCTAAAACTAGATCTACAGAAAAAACCTCAACAGATGAAACAGAAGAAGAGTTCTCTTATGAATTTCAATTTGCTTGGGATAGACAAGCTACTTTTTTAAATACTCAAAGTAAAGCTATATCAACATTGCAAAATTTAATAAGTAAATATGAAGAGTTACTTCATAAAAATTGGGAGTTGGCAAGTGATGAACAAAAAATTAGAGTAGCTAAATTAAAAGCAGAAGTAGCAGAAATAACAGGAGAAAATGAAGATGAAGAAACTGAAGATGATGGATTCATAGAAGCATTGAATGGAACAGCAAAAGAAGATTGGTCTGATGAAGAGGAGTAAAAGTAAAAAATCAAGTATAGTCTTTAAATTCAAACCCTTTTCTAAAAAGCAAAGAAAAGTATTTAATTGGTGGACTGATGAAAGTCCAGTTAATGATGCAGATGGAATAATAGCTGACGGAGCAATAAGAAGTGGGAAAACAGTATCTATGTCATTATCTTTTGTTATGTGGGCTATGGAAAAGTTCTCAGGTCAAAACTTTGGAATGTGTGGTAAAACTGTTGGGAGTTTTAGAAGAAATGTATGGTTTGGGCTAAAGATAATGCTTTTAAGTAGAGGATATAGGTATAAAGATCATAAAACTGATAATTATATTGAGATAAAGAAAAATGGTAAAGTAAATTACTTTTATATATTTGGTGGAAGAGATGAATCAAGTCAAGACTTAATTCAAGGTATAACCCTAGCAGGAATATTATGTGATGAAGTAGCATTAATGCCTGAAAGCTTTGTAAACCAAGGTACAGGACGTTGCTCTGTTGAAGGTTCTAAATATTGGTTTAATTGTAATCCTGATGGTCCAATGCATTGGTTTAATCAAAATTGGATATTAACAGCCAAGAAAAAGAATTTATTATATTTACACTTTACTATGGATGATAATTTGTCTTTATCAGAAAAGATTAAACAACGTTATAGAAATAGATATATAGGGGTATTCTTTAAGCGTTATATTCAAGGACTTTGGGCTATGGCCGAAGGTGCTATTTTTGACATGTGGTCAGAAGAAAATGAGATTAAAGAAGAAGATTTGCCACCAGGATTAAAACAAATTTCAAGAAGATATATTGCTATAGACTATGGTACTACTAATGCAACAGTATTCTTAGATATTTATGATGATGGTGATACAGCATGGATACCAAGAGAATATTATTATGATAGTAAAGTTAAAATGGTACAAAAAACAGACAAACAGTATGCTGATGATTTAGTTGATTTTATAAATGATGGACCACCACCAGTAGCAATAATTTTAGATCCAAGTGCTGCATCATTTAAAGCTGAAATGAGAAGTAGAGGATATAGAATTAAAGATGCAGATAATGAGGTGCTAGATGGAATAAGAATGACATCTACATTTATTGGCCAAGAAAAAATTAAAATGGTAAAGGATAAATGCAAAAGAACTATAGGAGATATATTAAGTTATGTTTGGGATAAAAAAGCAGCTGAACATGGAGATGAAAAGCCAATTAAGGAAAATGATCATGGAGCTGATGCACTTAGGTATTATGTGAAAACAATTGTTAAACCTAGAAGATTATCAAGATAGTAAAAAGAAAGGAGGGACAAAGTGAAAAAAAGTAAAAGGTATAAAAAAGTAACTAAGGATTCAAATTCAAATATAAAAAATAAGCCAAGAGCAACATTAGATGCATTTCAAAATGTATTAGCAAGATTAGGAGTTGGAACTCCTAATCTATTAGAAGGTACAGATTATCCAATTACAAGACTTACTCAAAACTTTCAATTAATGAATAGTTTATATAGATCGCATTGGATTGTGAGAAAAATAATAGATACAATTCCAGAAGATATGGTTAAAAATTGGATTAATATAACCACACAATTAGAACCTGAACAGTTAAAAAGATTTGATAAACTACAAAGAACTACAAGAATTCAAAGAGATATACTTGAAGGATTAAAGTGGGGCAGACTTTATGGAGGCGCTGCAGCAGTAGTTATAATTGATGGACATGAGGATATTTTAGATCAACATTTGGATTATGACATGATAATGCCACAAAGTTTTAAAGGACTTATTATTGGAGATAGGTGGTCTGGTATAACTCCAGGAGAAAATTTAATAGAAGATGTTTCTAGTCCTGATTTTGGATTACCAGAACATTATATTTGGAATACTGATACTTTTACTATTAAGGTACACCATAGTAGAATATTAAGATTTACAGGTAGAGAACTTCCTTATATTGAAAAATGTGCAGAAATAGGGTGGGGAGCTAGTGAAATTGAAATTATTTTTGATGAACTAAAGAAGAGAGATAATACAAGTTACAATATAGCACAACTTATTTTCTTAGCTAACTTAAGAGTTTTAAAGATGTCAGACCTAGGAGAAACATTAGCAATTGGAGATGAACAATCACAAAAGGATTTATATAATACTGTACAAGCCCAAAATTGGCTTATGTCTAACATGGGAATGTATATATTAAATAAAGATGATGATTTTCAAACACATCAGTATAGTTTTTCAGGATTAAATGAAATATATGAAAGTTTTATGCTAGATGTAAGTGGTGCTGCTGAAATACCAGTAACTAAATTATTTGGACGTTCACCAGCTGGATTTAATGCTACTGGAGAAAGTGATAGTAAAAATTATTATGAAACAATAGAGCAAAAACAAGTTGCACAGTTAGATCCTGTATTAGATAAGCTACTTCCAATAATGTTTATGAGTGAGTTTGGAGCAATACCAGATGATTTGGATTACACTTATAATCCAATAGCTACTCCAAGTGAAGATGAATTATCAAATATAGTGGATAAAAAATCCACTGCAATAATTAATGTGTTCAATGCTGGATTAATAAGTCAGAAAATTGCCTTAAAGGAATTAAAACAAATGTCTGATACGACTGGAATGTTTACTAATATTACAGATGAAGATATAAATAATGCAGACGATGAAATAGACAGTATAGGAGATATGCCTGAAGACGAATTCCTAGAAAATAATATGGAAGTAGTTGAATAGTATGATACCAAGAAAAAATACTATTAAAGACTTATGGAAGCCAAGAAGAAGAATAGAGCTTACTTATAAGCGCTCATTAAAACAATTAATTAAAAAAATTAATAAATCATTGTTAGGATTAAATTCTCATACTGACATAGTAAGAGAGTTAAGAAAAATTGCTAATTCAACTGAATTTAAAAAGTATGCTTCAAGATGTTCTCAAAAGATGGTGACTAGCTTATTTAGTGATGCAGGAAGAACATGGAGAGAAGCAGCAAGAGAAAATTCAAAAGGGAGATCTATTTATGAAGCATTGAAAAAAGAATTAAAAGGTCCTATAGGTGGAGCTATAAATGAACAAATACAAAGAAATGCTGAATTAATTAAAAGTATTCCTTTAGATTTTGCAAAAGAAATTACTGATTATGTGGCAAAAGAAAGTTTTAGTGGAAGAAGAGCAGAAGATATAGCTAAGGATCTACAAAATGAATTTTATATTACTTCTGAAAAAAAAGTTAAGCTTATTGCTAGAACAGAGGTTAGCAAAACAAGTACTGCATTAACAAAAGCTAGATGTGAAAACTTAGGAATTAATTGGTACATTTGGAGGACATCAGAGGACCAAAGGGTAAGAAATTCACATGAACATATGGAAGATGTTTTGATATGTTGGAACAATCCACCAAGCCCCGAAAGGCTTATAGGTAAAAAAATTGTAGGATATTATCATGCAGGTAATATTTATAACTGTAGATGTTATCCAGAACCAGTAGTAAGTTTAGATTTCATCACATGGCCACACAAAGTTTATTATAATGGAGAAATTAAAAATATGACAAGAAAGCAGTTTGAAGAAATAGCTGTTTAATTAGGAGGATTTAAAGTGTTTTTAAAAAGTAGAAAAAGAGATAATAGTGATTTTGCTAACTTAACGAAAAAATGGAATATAGAAATTCCTAAAGATGTAAAGTCACCAAAGTATGAAAGACCTAAAAGACCAGGAACAAGTACTGCAGAATCATTAATGAGTATAAAACCACCATTACATTTTAGTAATGTTATAAATATTAGTGGAATTGATCCTAAGGATATACAAGCTTTAAAGTTAGAATTAGCAAAATTTAATTTTGGAACTTTAGATGGTATACAAGTTAATATTAATGAAAAAAGGGAAAGAACAAAGATTTTTATTACTTTAGAAAATAAAGAGTTCATTGATACTTTTTCTGATGAAACAATTGATGAAATAAATTCAAAATTAAATTCAAATAAAGAATTTATAACAATTGGAAATTTAAATGTAAAACGAAAATCAGTAATTAGTGTATCAGAATTAGAAAACAAGTGTGAAGATAAGTCTTAGTAAATCTAAGGCTTTTAATTATATATAAATAGGGGTGAAATATATGAAGTATTCAAAGGAAACTGTTCAAGGAGCTTGTAGAATAATAGAAACATTTGAAGCTAATACAATAAGTGAAGTTGTTGAACTGAAGGATAAAATTGAAAGAACTGCCAAGCAAGGAGTCAATTGTTTTACAGAAAAGCCTAAAAAAAGAATTGAAGTAAGTGACGGAATAACAATAAGTATATAACAAATTGATATTTGAAAGGGGGTGAGAAGATTGAAAGCTTATTACGGAGCACGTTTTAGTGCTAATATGACTAAAACACCAGATGGATTTTTAATTTGTCACAATGTACCTATTGCACGTACTGGCTGGTATGACTATCTAGCAAGTGAACTTGGTGTAGGCGGTGATGAAATTGTAAAAGTATATAGAAGTCCAGAAGAGGTATTTAGTAAATCTGCTATAGCTTCATTTGAAGGCAAGCCAGCAACGGACGAACATCCTCCAGATTTATTAACACCACAAAATGTAAATATATTTGTAAAAGGCACAACGCAGAATGTTAGGCAAGATACAAAAGAGCCTGATTTACTTGTGGGTGACTTAATGATCTATGATTCAGTTTTAATTAATGAAATAGGACAAGGAAAAAGAGAAGTAAGTTGTGGCTATGAATGCCAATACAAAGACAATGGAGATGGCACATATAGTCAAATTAATATATGTGGTAATCATGTGGCAGTCGTTGAAGCTGGAAGAGCAGGAGACCGTGTTGCGATAAAAGATTCTAAAATTCAAAAAGAGAAGGGAGAAAAAAATAAGATGGCTAAGAAGAAAGTAACAAAAAGTATTTTACAAGCTATAGGATTAAAACATTATCTAGCAGATGCAGAACCAGAAGAGGTTGCAGATACATTAGAAGAAATGAATAAGGGGTGCGATGAAGAACCAGAAGCAAATCCAACTCCTGCAAATGATGAGGGAGGAGATTTAGCATCAGTAAGTGCTAAATTAGATAAGTTGATTTCAATATTAAGTGGAGGAACTCCAAAAGCAGAAGATGAAGAGCCAGAAAGTGCAATTGATGAACTGATTAATACATTAGAAAAAGGTAAGGAAACTACTACAGGAGATGAAGAAGAATCTGTAACAATTCCACCTGAACAAATGTCAGACGAAGATATTCCAGATGGTGTAGTACAAAGCGAAGGAGAATTACCTGAGAATCCTATACCAAATGCTGATAGTGCAGCTATGCTTATGGCATTAAAGGCAGTAAGACCAATAATTGCAAGTATTCCAGATAAGAAAGCAAGAAAGAAAGCTTGTGATTCAGTCATGGCACAATTCAAGACATCTACAAAATCATCACAAAATAAAAACTCATATGCTGAAATAATGCAATCGCAAAGAAGTAGTGCATTGCAAAGACAAAAGGTAGCAGATGCAGCTGAAACTAAGTTAAAAGCTATCGAAGATGGCTATAAAAAGCAAAATGCACATTATAAGGAGGTAAAATAATATGCCAGGTAAAGCAATAGGAATTGAATTAAATTTAGGTTATCCAGGAACTGTATCAAGATCAATTGATGCAATTATAACTCCAAAGGTTGTAAAAAGTAATATAGCATCAGGAAAGGAAACAGAACTTCCAATAGCATTTGGTGCTCCAGTTATATTAAATGCTGATAATACTTACAGTAGATTCGCAGCAAATAGTACAGCAGATATATTTGCAGGTATTGCAGTAAGAGAAATAAAACAGGCTACTGACTATTACGCAGCTAGTGGAGAGTACCTACCAAACGAGGTATGTGATGTACTTAATAGAGGTTCTGTTACTGTTCTTTGCAATAATGGTACTCCAACAGCAGGTGGAAAGGTATATATAAGAATTAAAGAAAATGTATCAATTCCAAAGGGAGTTATTGGACAATTTGAAGCTGTAGCAGATGGAGAAAACACAGTAGAAATTCCAAATCTTAAATGGACTACCGGTAAAAAAGATAGTAACAATGTAGCAGAAGTTACAGTACTTACTAGAACAATATAGGAGGAATAGAATATGAGTTTAATTGGGAATAATGTAGTTCATCCATTACCAGGACTAGCACCTAATGCTATGATGGCTATGGATAATGCATCTATAGGAAATGGCATGGTATATTTAAATGGAGAACTTGAAAAAAGAGATACAAAATTAAATGAACCTTTAACTAGTGTAACATTTGCAAGAGATATACCAGTAAAGACTGGTGGTGGATGGATTGAAACTACATCTAATATGTTTGTAGATTATGCAACAACAGGAGGTAATGGTAATGGACTTATTAGAGGTCAATCAAATAATATTCCAATAATTCAAGCGAATACTAGCAAGGATCAATTTAAAGTATTCCCTTGGTCTAATGTACTAAAGATACCATTTATTGACCAACAAAAGATGCAGGGAATAGGAAGGTCACTCGATTCTATATTAGATAATGGTATTAGATTAAATTATAATAAATCTATTGATTTAATAGTTTATAAGGGTGTAGAAGAAGAAAAAGTTTATGGGTTAGTAAATGATCCTAATGTAGTAACAACAATAGCGAAAAATGGAGCAAGTGGTAAAGCTACATGGAAAGACAAAACTCCAGATGAAATCTTAGATGATGTTAATACTGCAATTAATGATGCTTGGAAATATTCAGAGTATGATAATAGTGGTATTCCAAATCATATTCTAATAAGTCCACAAAATTATGCTTATATTGTAAGTAGAAAAGTAAGCGAAGCTGGAAATATATCAATATTAAATTATCTATTAGAAAATAATATTGCTAAAAATCAGCAAGTTGATTTAGCAATAGAGCCAAGCCGATGGTGTGTTGGTGCTGGAACTGGTAAAACCGATAGAATGGTTGCATATGTAAATGATGAAAGTAAGGTTCTTATTGATATACCAGTACCACTTATGAGAGCAATGACACAGCCAAGTGTTGAAAATATAGCATATATGACAGCATATATGGCTAATATAGGACAAGTTAAAATCTTATATTATCAATGCGTTAGTTATACTGATGGAATTTAGGAGGAATATATAATGATAATTAGAAGTGATAAAACTTTTTTATTTAAAAATGGTGATGATGAAGAAGAAATAATCCAAGCAGGAGAAACAAAAGCTTTACCAGATTGGGTAGGAAAAACAGAGTTATTTAAATTAGCACAAAAAGACCAAAGTTTATTAGTAATAGCAAATAAAAAAGATAAGAAAAGAGCAGAAAATGATGAAAATCTAAAAGAAACATCTACTGAAGATAAGAAGTAGGTGTTTTTTTATGAGTAATTTTAATGGAATAGTAGGGGATGCCAGTAATATAAAAACTGGGGATAATCCCCCTTTTACTTTGAAAGATTTTTATAGTATATATCCTCAATTTGGACCAGATGGCCAAGGGAATACATTAATACCTGAAGTTGTTATTCAGATGTATTTAGATTTAGCTAATAATTGTATAAAAGAAAGTCGTTGGCATAGTTATTGGAAAGTTGGAATGGGATTTTTCATTGCTCATTTTTGTACTTTATATTTAGAAGGAAGTGCTGATTCTAATAGTGGAGCTGCAGGAATATTAGAAGCTGGAAAAGCTAAAGGACTTGATACATCTGTTAGTGTAGGAAGTGTATCAGTTAGTACTGATTATTCAACTATAGCTAGTGGGATTGATGGATGGGCAGGATGGAAATTAACAACATATGGACAACAATTAGCAACTATAGGTAGATTATTAGGCAAAGGTGGTATGTATGTGTATTAGGAGGAGAGAGTATGCTTAATGGTTTTGTAAATGTAGCTATAGATAGAGATTTAACAGATAATCTACTAGAATCTCTAAATACTTTGGCAAAAAAGACAGTATGTATTGGAGTTCCAGATAGTACAGAGCATCCTTCATCTAAAATTACAAATTCTGAATTAATGTATATTCATACTAATGGTGTCAGAGATACTACAATGATAAGAGCTATGCAACATGATATAGATGATGGTAGACCATATAGTGCAGTACATGAATTCTATGTACATGAAAAGGGTTCTCCGTTGTGGAATGTTCCCCCAAGACCTATTCTTGAACCAGCTATGGAAAATGGGAAGGAACAATTAGCAGAATTAATGAAAGATGCTGCAGGTAATGCACTAGAAGGTAAAAATATTACTCAAAGCTTAGAAAAAGTAGGTATGCAAGGTCAAAATATTGCTAGAGCATGGTTTACTAATCCAAGTAATAATTGGGCTGAAAATAGTGCTGAAACCATTAAAGAAAAGATAGTGATAAACCATTAATAGATACTGGAGAACTTAGAAAAAGTATAACTTATGTTATAAAGGGTGGTGAATAATTTGATTAATGTTTCAAGAGCTGTTAATGATCCTAGAATTTCAGAGCCTTTTAAAGTTTTTAGAAAATCAGGTGAATGGATAAAGGGTAGATTTATTCAAGAAGAAAAGGAAATTGGTATGAGTGGAGTAATAGTTCCTGCAACTAATAAGGAAATAGAAATGATTCCAGAAGGTGACAGGACAAAAGGAGAAATATCAATTCATACTACAAAAGAATTATACACTACACATTCAGAAGCAAATGAAGAGGGAACATCTGATGAAATAGAATGGGAAGGTGAACGATATAAGATTTATTCACTTGGAAATTATAAAAAATATGGATATTGGTTTGCTATTGGTATGAGGTTGGTGAGTAATTAGTGGCAGATACAGTATTAAAACTTAAAGAAATAGAAGATTTTTTTCAAGAGATAACTTGTGAAATGTTAGATATAGATTTAAGTAAGAAAGAAAATCAAAATAAAGTTAGAATTGCATGGCCTACAGGTGGAGCTCCAGGATGGAAAATACAAGATGATATTTGCTTTTTGAGAATAACACCAGTTGATGATGCTATGACTAGAGAGTTAAATATTTGTTATGATCCAGTAAAAAATGATGAACCATATGCAAAAAGAAAGTTGGATATACAAGAGTTCATAAAATAAATTGGACATTATATGGTCCTAATTCTTATGATAATGCTGATATAATAAGGAATCTTATATTTGATAGTGAGTATATGAGTAAATTTAAGAAAAAGAATTTATTTCTTATAACAGATGTACCAATGCCTACAAGATTACCAGAATATTATAATGGCCAATGGTGGGAAAGAACAGATTTTTCAGCAACATTTAATGAAGGCGTAATAAGAGAAAGTGAAGTACCTTATATCACTAATACAGAATTTAAGGTTATAAAAAATAGATAGGAGGAAGATAGAATGGCAACTTTACCATTAAGCGATATATGCGATGTTAGTGTAAGTGTTGGTCCTGCTAGTGCAGTAAGAACTAATTTCAATTTGGGATTAATAGTAGGAAAATCAAAAATAATAAGTAAAGAAACTAGAGTAAAAACTTATTCTAAAATGGACGATTTAACAGCTGATAAGTGGAAGGGGACAGAACCAGAATATTTAGCTGCACAAAAGTATTTTTCACAAAATCCAAGACCTAATAAAGTAGCAATAGGTAGATGGAATAATGAAGAGGGAGAAGAGGGAGAAGATAAAGAAACTATAGTACAAGCAATATCTGCATGTAGGGAAGTAAATAGCGAATGGTATGCAGTATATGTATGTGAAGCTGAAAAGAATGAAATAATTTCATTAGCACAGTATATAGATTCCGCATCACCTGAAAGTTATTTATTCTATACAACTAGTGACAGTGATATTTTAACTGGAGCAGAAGGTAATATATTTTCTGTTTTAAAGAAAAATGGAGTTCATAGAGCTTTAGGACAATATTCTACTAAAACTAATGATGCTGCTGTTGGAATTATGGGGGTTGCAATGGGCAGAAATACTCAAACATCTGGAAGTGCCTATACATTAGCTCATAAAACTGTTTCAGGAGTAGAAACAGAGCCTTTAAATTCTACACAAGTTACTGCTGTTAAAAATTTAAATGGTAATCTTTATTTAAATAGAGGTTCTGTATATAACTTATTTGAAATGGGGGTATCTGCTGATGGAAGCAAATTTGATGAAATTCTTAATTTAGATATGCTTACTAATAGTATTCAAACATCTGTAGTAGAAGCTTTAGCAAGAACTTCAAAAATAGCACAGACTGATGCAGGAATGGATTCATTGTTAAATGCGATTACAGAGCCACTTGAAAAAGCAAGAGAAATAGGATTTATCGCACCAGGAGTTTGGAATACAGCAAGCATTTTAAGCGTTAATACAGGAGATACATTACCAAGAGGTTATATGATATTATCCGATAGCGTGGATAATCAATCGCAAGCTGATAGAGAAGCAAGAAAAGCACCGCCAATTTATATATTAATAAAATGTGCTGGAGCAATAGAATCAGTAGGAATAAAATTATATGTTAATAGATAGGAGTTGAAATATATGTTTAAGACTTATAGTTTTGAAGATGTAACAGTTTCATGTGCTCATAACGGAGTTGGAGCAGCATCATCAACTGGTGCTGGGGTGGGAACAGTTAGTGTTTCAAAAGCAAATGATGATACAGTGCATGATGTAGCAGCAGACGGAACTGTAATGATTAGTAAAATACCAGGTTCAAATGGAAATGTAGCATTAACTATGCAGCAAACATCTGAATTTCATAAATATTTATTAAAATGGTACAACTATGTTAAAATAGGACCTACTTCAGAATGGGCTAAAATGAATATTACTATAAAATCAAATAATTTGGGAGATATAACTACATGTACAGGCGTATCTCCACAGAAACTTGCAGATAGAGGATATCAAGCACAAGGACAATCAGTAACATGGAATCTAATGGCTGCAGAAATAACAGAGGTTTAATGGAGGGATAAACAATGGAAATGCCAAAAAATAATAAAGATATAGAAATTAATGGACGTAATTTTAGATTAAAAAAATTAGATGCAAGAACAGGATCGTTTATGTTATTTAAAATAATGAAGATATTACCATCTATACTTGAAAACATCAATTTAGATAAATTAGATCCTGAAAATTTAAGTATAAATAATTTAAAAGATTTGAATTTAACTCAAATGCTAAATCCGATTTTTGAATTACCAGAAGAGGAATTTAGATATATACAAGATAATTGTTTAAAAGTTATATATGAAATTCTACCAGCAGGACTTCAATCAGTATTAAATAAAAATAATGAATGGGGGGTATTAGACATAGAAAATGATACAGGATTAGTTATGAACTTAACAATTCAATCGTTAGCATTTAATTTAATGGGTTTTTTCGCAGGAAGTCCCTTGACTTCGATAATCGAGGGAGTGAATTTATCCAAGCTAAATACAAAAATATAAATGCTTTTTTATATGCTCCAGTTCAAGCTAAATATTGGAAACACCATGAATTATGGGATGGAACATATAATCTTGATGATTTATTAGATATACATGAACTTATGGAGGTATCTAATGAAAATGAAATTAGAGCGTACGAGTCCTCAAAAAAGGA